GTCCAGCGTCTTCTTCGGAAGGGCGGTGTCGTCGATGGTGCCGCCCGGTTCTACGCGTGTCTCCCCGCCAGATCCGTCGGGGAAGTTGATCCCCACGACCACCCGGTACTTCGCCATGCCGTCGCCTCCTTCACCACCCAGAACGCACGACGGCCCTGACCTCGCCGTGGGTCACTCGGACACGGATGGCGGGGACAGGGCCACTCTGGGCACGTCTCGCGTATGCGGTTGGCCGTCAGTGAAGCACGCGTGGCGTCACGTCACAAGTAAGAGACCCGCCCCCGACCGGGGCAGGTCTCTGTCGGATACGAGGGAATCTAGGCGGGAACGGCGTCCACACGCCAGATATGCCGATCCCGGCCGGATTCTGGCCTCTGGGGTGGCCCAGGATCGACGGAGGGTTCACGGTCGATGGATGTGTCGCGGACCGATCTACGCGCTTCCTCGAGGCCCGTAGCGTCCCTTCGACGGCTGCGTCTGCACCGGTGCTGGACGGTAGTCCTCGGCATCCGGCGACTGTGTGATCGCCGAACACTTGCGGCAACGGAAGCGCCACGGCCGGCCCACGAACATCGCGAGCTTCGCGTGGCAGTAGCGGCAGCGCACGTTCTCGTCAACGGGACGCGTGCCTGAGTAGGGATCCCGCCCGTTCGCCCGGGAGGGCTGGACGCGGGCGGGATCCCCGACCGTCTCGGTGTCGGTCACACCTGTTCCCCGCACCGAAGGCAGAACACCTGGCCCGGTCCATCACCGAAGGCCGCGACCTCCTGCGTCTGTGGGTGGCTGCATGTACCGGGTTCGTCTGGTTCGACCGTCTCGTTCGACGCGGCGAGCAACGACGCTGCGGCAGCGATGGACGCCTGTGCCGATGCGAGCATGCCCAGAGCCATCGCGACGCGCCGATCCGTGGCGATGTCCTGCTCCGTCTGGACCCCCTCGAGGATCCGGTCGCGGGCACTCACCATGAGATGACGGAGTCGTCGGTGCCGGACACATCGAGCGTCAGCATGAGCGGCGCACCGAAGTTGTCGCCGACCTGCCGGTTCGTCGTGGTGGTTCGTATGCGGAACCCGGGCAGCATCGGGAAGTACGGCGGCAGCGCCATGACGATAAGCCCGTTCGCATCGAACGCAGCCCCGTCTGTCACGCCCGTGGTGAACAGGTAGTCGCGTGTCAGCGACGCTGCCTGCACCGCGCCCGCGGCCTTCTGCCACAGGATGTTCGTCCCGTCGTCGATGATGAGGTTCACGGTGCGGTTCGCGGCGTTCGCGTCGGTCACGAGCCGGAACCGCACGGCGTACACCTGCTTGAACGTCGTGGTCAGCGTCTCGGTGATCTCGACGTTCGCTGCTGGATCTGTGCCTGTTCTCAGGTTGAGGCCCACTTCGTCTCCTTCCGTTAGACGTCACGCCACGCTTGGGCGTTGAAGCCGTAGATGACACGGTCGTTCTCGTCGCGCCCGATCATGAACGGTGACTGCACCACGTCGATGTTGAGCCACCGCTTGTTGCCACCGCCGACCGTCCCTTCGCCCACACCGGCGAGCGCGAGCCATGCGGCACGTGCCTTCGTCTTCGCGTCGTCTGCACGCCTGGCCCGCGAGAGCACCTGCAGCCTGGGCGTCTCGATTATCGGTGCCGAGTCGCGGAACACATCGACCGGCTCGATCCCGGCGACCTCCACGACAGCGACGCACGTGTCGGGCGTCTCGGGCATGACGGACAGGAACAGATCCGTTCCCTGCGTGCCCACGCCGGCCGTCTCGAGCGCAGCGCCGATGTCGTCGAGTACTTCGCTCACGTCACTTCCCCTTCGCGTGGTAGAGGAACTTCCCGATGGTGGATGACATCTGCGCGCCGAAGTGTCCCGCAGCCTCGAGCACGGGCTGCTCGAGGAACTTGGCCTGGGTCGGCGGCTTGTGGTAGCTCGTGGTGATCTCGTGGACGTACACCGCGTATGGCGCGGCCGGGCCACCGTAGCCGATCAGCACCTCGTACCCGCCAGAGACCTTCGTCGGACTCGTCACGAGACCGCTTCCCTTCAGGTTGCCGTACTGAACGGGCACGAGTCGCTGCGACACGGCGAATATCTTCAGCGCCTCGCGGTAGATCGCCTGTGCGGTGTAGGTGTCGGCCATCGCACCCGCTACGGCCAGACGCTTGATAAGCGACGACGCGCCAGACAGCGACATGCCGACCATCGGTGATGACGCCATTAGAACCAGACCACCTCGTGATGTGAGCCGTCTTCGTCCGGGTAGTGATCGACGCGCATGATGACGGGCGTGGATCCGTCCGGCAGCGTGATCTCGTCTGTCGTCAGGATCCCGGCCGGACCTGCCGTGTAGAAGTGCGCGCTCGAGACCACCTCGCGCCCATCGTCGAGCCGGACCATCTTCGGTGTCTGCACCACGCGTCCTTGCACGGTCGTCGCTGCACCACGTGCGGCCACACCGTACTTGTCGAGGCTCGTCTGCTTGCGCACGACCACCGTGTGCGGCATGAGGTCGGCGAACTCGGTCTCGAACGTCATCCGCCCGTCCCCACCGTGCCGTAGTCGGGATCAGAGTGGGCACGCCGGCGACGACGGTCGTCGCGCTCCTTGTCGTGCATCCCGACGTAGATGGAACTGCGGATCAGGTCCGGGTCGGTGTCGGCGGCGATCTTCTCGTTCACGGACAGTCCGCCCACGTAGGGGGCGACGGCAGGCACGGCGCTCGAGCTACCACCCGAGGCGACGAACAGCCGCTCGGCCTGTGTGCGGAACATCGCAGCCCGGTCTGCATACTTCAGCCGAAGGTCACCCACGGCCTTCTCGTCGATCGAACGACGCGAGAACTTGGCAGCGAGTGCCTGGCACGCGTTCGCAGCGGCGAGCGTCGGCGACCCGAACTCGAGCACGAGATAGTCGATCTCCTCGTCCTGTAGCAACTCGTCGGTGTCGTCGGTGTCGCCGATCAGGAACCGGACCTCGTCCTTCGCCGACAGTGTCGGGTCGCCGCTGTATTCCCACGTCATCGGTGTCCTCCTAGTGGAGCGCGGCCTTGCGGAGGACGGCTGGTCCTTCCGCGATGATGTCGTATGCGCCCGTGTTCGTCCGTGCTGCTGCGTGGTAGTACGTTCCGGCCTTGAGGTCTTGTGTGTCTGCACGTGCGAGTGTCACGGTGAACTGCCCGAGCGTCGCGCCGGCCTGCGTCAGTATTGCGACGGCGGGCGAGACCTTGTCGAGGACGGTCGTCGGCGCATAGCGGGACTTACGCAGCCCCCACTCGATCGTCCAGCCGGTGAGATCCTGTTTCGTCGCGGTCCCCGCGTCTATCTGCGCCTGCGTCGTGCCTTCAACGTAGACGGTGAACGTCAGCACCTTGTCTTCGCCGACGAACCACGCGGCGTCTTGTGTGATCGGTGAGTCCACTACGGTCGTCATCACATCTCCATTCTCAGGCAGACACCGGCAGGGAACCGATCTTGATGGCGCTCATGAACGTGTAGGTGATGGTGCGGTTCGCACCTGAGTTCTGGAACACGGTTGCCCCGATCGCGACACCTTGCCCGGCGGTGGACTGCGAGTCCGACGACGCGGTCATCTCAGGTGTCACGGCCTGAAGCGATGTTGCGACTTGCAGTCCGTTGCTCAGCGTCGCAGCCGGAACACGGCTCGGTGTGAATCCCATCGACTGCGCGTAGCCGGGTGCCCACCAGAACGAGTCGATCCCGAGCGTGTTCTGCCGATCGTCCATCATCCCCATCGAGACCTCGCGGTCGCCGGTCGTGTTGCCGTCCCACTTCACGACGAACGAGAACAGCCACAGGCCGACCGCGGCCCGGACCCATGACCCCGGCCCCCACGTCTCGCCGAAGGTAGCCGAGACATAGGTGCCGGACTGCATCATGTTTCGCGGGTCAGCGGTGATACCGTCGCTGGCCGCGCGTATGTCCGGCTCGACGTCGGTGCCGGTCGCGATCGTCTTCGGCCACGGCGACGCCTGGCCCGAGTAGATGGAGATGGCGTGCGGGCCTTGCACCACCTTGGCAACCTCTAACCCGCCACCCCTGACCGGGTTCGCCAGGGATTCCACGAGGTCGCGGACGTCCTGCGGCGAGATGTCCTTCGTCGTGTTGTCAGCGAGCAGCGCCTTGATCGCTGCCAGCGTTCGTGCTGTGTCGGTCATGCGAACCCCTCGTCGAAACCGTCATCGAAGCTGTCGGTGGATTGTGGCACGACCTGCACTCCCGAGTCTGCAACTGCATGGAGGAACAGACCGTCCGTGACTCCCGCCAGGCCGATCCCGCGGCCACCAGTGGCCTCGAGGCCGATGGAACTGGGCGGCACCGGAAGCTGGCCGATGCCAACGGTCTTCGTCAGACCGTGTCCGTAGCCGTGTGCTGCGGCCATGAGCAGGAAGACGCCGCGTGCGGTTCCGCGCGCATGCGTGCGTCCCTGCGCCCGTCCGGGGATGACACAGAGACCACGTGCCGTCGCTCGTGGATGGTTCCGCCCGGCCGCGCGACCGATGACGACATCTAGGCCGCGGTTGGTCGCACGGCTGTGAGGCCGGGAGACAGCCTGCCCGAGCTGGATCCGCGTGCCGAGTAGCGTGGCGCGTGCGTGATCTCGAGCGACCGCAGCCCCACGAACCACGTCGGTCGCTCGTGCGGTCGCGAGCGTATGCGCACGCCCGACAGCCTTGCCGAGTTCGATGTTGCTGCCACGTGCAGATGCACGTCCGTGCCCGTAGGACACGGCCTGCCCGGTGACGATGGTTGCTGGCGATGCCTGCGGATCGACCTGCTGCTCGCGCAGTATCGGCGGGCCGGATCGCTGGAAGCCAGCGCCTCGCAGCACCGGCGTCTGCCGCACAGCCTCGACGAGCATCGTGAACCCCGACGCCGTCGCCGTCGCGATCGTGTGCGCGCGACCGATGATCTGGCTGGTGACGACGACCAACGCCGTCGCCGTGGCCCTGGCATGGTTGCGGCCCTGCGCCAGTCCCCGCACGATGACGCTGCCCCGGCTGGTCGCCAGCGCATGCGCGCGAGCCGCGACCAGACCGCGAACGATGTCGATCCCGCGTGCTGTAGCGAGCGCATGCGCGCGGCCCTGCGCCTTGCCGACCTCGATGTTCGTTGCGCGAGCGGGCGCGTAGCCATGGGCGCGGCTCGCAGCCTGCCCGAGGATGACGTCGGTGGCCTTGGCCGTGGCCCTGCCTGCTCCTCGCGCTGCGATCTGCGCCAGATCCGTAGCTGCCGGAAGGTCGATGCGCTGCTCGCTGAGGATCGGCGGGCCGATCCGGTTGAAGCCGGGCTGCCGGACGGCTGCCATCTGCACCGTCGCTTCGATGCTGGTGGATGACGCGATGACCGTGGCCTGTGCCGTGGATCTGCCGCGTGCGGGCTGCGAGCGCAAGCCGGAGACTTCGACGGCGATGCCGCGCCATGTGACGCTCGTCGTCGCCCACGTCGCCGTGACGGTCGTATCGACACCGCTGTTCCGCGCTTCGGTGCTGAGCGCGGTGACGGGCGTCGTGACGGTCGTCTCGTCAACGAGGAGCGACCATCCGCCCGACGCGTCGATGGTGATGCCCTCGGTTGCGTTGTGTGTGAACGCGCCGAGGACCGCATCATCCGTGGGGTACGTCGCAAGGCTGACCGACCCCGTGCCGGATGCGCCGCCTCCGAGTGCGGACTGGATCGTGCTTACGCCGTTCGTGAAGACGTCGAGCGAACACTTGATGGCGGTCGGTGTTCCGGTCGTCGTGATGGTCAGCGCACCGGTCGTCGCGCCGTCCTTCGTGAACCCTGCCCACACGGTGAGGTCGAGCGGTGCGCCACCGATCGGAGACTCAGCGACAAGCACCCACCCCAGACCGCCGCCCGAGATGTCTACTGGCGGGGCCGAGACCGCAGACCGTGATGCCACCGACAGGAGGTAGAGCGTGTTGTTCTGGTAGGCGAAGGACTGCGTGACGAACGAGTTGCCGTTGCCTGCGTTGTCCGACGACTCCGAGAATCCGTGCGACGCGGCGATCGCCGACCGCCCACGGGCGATGACGATGTCGGTCGTGTTGGCTGTGGATCGCCCGTGCGCCTGCGCCGCGGCCTTGCCGATGACGACATCGGTGCCGCGAGCGGTGGCCCGAGACGCACCCCGAGCGATCGCCTGGCCGAGGACGATGCGTGTGCCCGCAGCTGTCGCGAGGCTGTGAGGACGTGAGACCGCCTGCCCGGTGATGGTCGCGGCAACCGAGATGACCGTGCCGTTCGCGGTTGTGCGGCCCTTGCCCCGTGCAGCCGCCTGCCCGCCAGGTAGCACCGAACCGACCGCGGTCGAGCGTCCGCGGCCCGCGCCTCGGCGGTTGATCCACCCGGTGCCGAGGTAGCCTTCGATCCCCTCGCGCTCGTATGCCGACAATGCATGGTCGAACGCGACGAACTCGCCTATGTCGAACGCCCCGGTGACGCTGGAGCCGTTCCCACGCTGCGCCAACGTGAAGCGGTAGCCCTCGTTTATGACCTTGTCGTCTGGGTTGAACGTGACGCGCAGAACGCCGTCGATCCATATCTCGGTGTTGTTTGCGCTGCGAACGACTGTCGCAAGCACGTGCGGCTGCGCGGTCTTGACACCCGTCTTGCCCACTCCGATTCCCTCGGTGAAGGACCACGTCCACGTGTCGAGGTTGCCGTCGTCGTCCATGAGCGCGCTATAGGACGAGCTGAGTGTCCAGATTGCAGGCGGTCCTCCACCAGCACCGAAGGCGCGCCGTCCGACAGCGAACACGGTCCAGTCCGTGCCAGTTGGGAAGTTGGTCGGCGTGACGTAGGACTGCTGCGTCGATGTGTCTCCGGTCTGCAAGCTGCCGCGCCCGGCAAGGCCCGCACTCCGCCACGTTCCTCGGCTGCCGCTAACGTAGCTGATGCCCTGCGCGTTGGTGGCGACCATGTGGTGCCCTTGGCCCGACTTGTCCGCGACCGAGCCGATGAGGTCGCCATCTCCGGTGATAGGCGTGCTGCGCGTCCCGTCGGAGAACAGAGTCGAGCTGTCGCTGAAGTCGATCCATGTATGGAGACCGTTGACTTGGTCGGGCCGCAGGTAGTTGCGCGCGTTCGCGTAGACGATGGTCGGCCCACCCGGTGCGGGCTGCGACACTAGTATCGGCACGCCGGTCGTCGGCGGTGCCAGCGTCTTCATCGGCGCGCGCGGCACCCATAGCCCGGCGTCAGGATCCGGTCCCGGCTTCGCCAGCGCGCGTGTCCCGGCCGCGTAGTGGTTCGCAATCTCGGTCGGGGACAACTCGCGGTAGTACAGCGCGGCCTCGGAGATGCGCGTGCCGGTGAAGTACGCCGTCGAGCCACGCTGGTCAGACAGCATCGTCAGCGCGGCGGTGTTGTCCGATGTGTTGCGTGTCCCCGCCGTGGTCGTCGCGGCGGCGACGAGCGCACCATCGTAGAAGACGGCGGCGTATGGCTTGCTGATGTTCACGACGAACGCGAAGTGGTGGACGCCGTTCGGGATGTCTCGCCCGTCGGGGAGGACAGGCGCGCCGGTCTCCAGGTAGTTGCTTCCGGCGTTGTCGTACAGGACCATGTTGACGCCCTGGCCGTTGATGACGATGAACTCGTACTCCCACTTGCCGCTGGCCGGATCGCTGCGCTTGGCGAGCAGCACGCGGATCCCGTAGTGACCGCCCTGGCTCGCGGGCAGGTCGTAGAAGGCGTCCCGAACCTCGGCCCATATCTCGAACGACATGACCGGGTTCACGTCGAACGTGAACTCGGTCGCGGTCCCGAAGTTGATGTTGCCGGGAAGGAACTGCTCGGATGCCGGGTACTGCCAGTAGACAGACCCAGCGTCCGCATCGTTCGTCAGGCCAGGCCAACCGTTCAGGATCTCCGTGTACTCGCCTGGGTGCGGCAGGATGAACGCGCCGTCACGCTTGACGGCTGCCGTTCCGATGTCTCGGACGAGTCCAGTCCCCTGTGGCTCGTTCATCCGCCAGTAGTGCGCGGGTGAGGACCGTATGACCTCCGACGAGTACGAACCGTCGCCAGGTGCAGGCTGTGACACGAGGATCGCCGGGCCGTGCTGGTTGAACACGTCGAGTGCGGAGACATGGCCGAACGCGGGCATGACGTTCGGATCGGTGTTGTCGAACTCGGCTGCGACGACACCGTAGATCGACGGCGTGGTGCCGCCGAACGTCAGCGTCGCGCTGGATTCACCTGAGTCCAGCGTCGTGATCTCGATGCCCGTGGCGGGGACGTTGTACCCGGCGTCTGCGCGCTCGGTGTAACCGGAGCGCGGGACACCGTTAGCCGAACCGTTGGTGCCGTCGATGAGTCCGGTGATGATGGTTGAGGACGACAGCGGCGTCAGGTTGAGGACCGGCGCAGG